GCTGGGTGGGTTTTTATATCCGGCAGGCGCGGGGTTGTTTGTACCTGCTCAGCACCCCCTCTTTACATTTAGGCAACTGTAAGATGGCATCCGGCATTTTCGTAGGCTTAACTGAGTCCGACATTCTCGCTATACGCGACAAGGCGGTAGCCATGTTCAAAGAAGGTAAAACGATAATGAGTTACAGCGACAGCGGTTCAAATGTTAATAAATCATTTACCCTCGCTCCAAAAGAAGTCTTAGCCGAATGCCAGCACGCCCTAAAATTACTTGACCCTGATACCTACGGTGTTCGTACGACAATCCTTCGCACCGACTACCGACGCTTCGACGGCTTTTAATTTATGGCACGTGCTCCTAAGAAATTAACTAAGCCAAAAGTAAGCAAGCCCTCGGAAGCTCCGAAGGCTAACGCGGCAGCCGGCTACGAAAGTACGCGGTACAATGGGCGTCGCTCATTCTTACTGCTCTCCCCTGCACAGGATCAGAAGCGTGACCTTACGGCAGGCGCGCGTATTGAGATGCTCCGCAAGATGCGTTGGGGCGAAAGAAACAGCGGGCCTATTCGTGCGATGGTTGGCGACTTGGTGCTCTACACTGTTGGCGATGGTTTCTCAGCTCAGCCTTCGACTGCCGACTCCGATTGGAACGCAAGGGCGTTAGCCTATTGGAATAACGCCACTAAGCGGTTAGACATCACTGGCCGTTTCTCTTTCAATGAATTACTCCGCATCGCAGAGCGTCGCTGGGTAGTCGATGGCGACTTCTTCCTAGGCAAAGTGCGTAACGGTTCGGGCGTTGCTAAACTGCAAGGCATCGAAGCACACCGAGTAGCAAACCCTAGCGAGGGCGATATCCCAGCAGGTATGTTTGACGGTGTGATGAGTGGCGCGTATGGCGAGGTAACGGCATTTAACGTTATCCGTTCCGACGGCACGTCCCGCCAAATCTTAGCCAACAGCATGATGCAAGTATGTGACGCAGAGTTCGTCTCGGGCGTTCGCGGTCTGCCAATCATGCAACACTCTTGGAACGACCTCCAAGATTTAATGGAGATACTTGCTCTCGAAAAGAAAGCAGTAAAAGACCACGGTCACATCACTCGCGTACTAAAGCGTAACGGTGGCGAGTTCGGTGACTTGGCTTCCGAGATTTCCTCGAACCCTGCCGCATCAAATGCTATCCAAAATGGTGGCGGTGGCGACTTCATCGCTCTTGAGCCTGGAGAAGATTTAGACCTCAAGGCTAGCCAGCGTCCTAATAGCAACTTCCTCGGCTTCATTGGCGAGGTGCTTGCCGACGCTCACCGTGGCGTAATCCCTGTTGAGTTTAACGACCCTAGCAAACTTACTTCCGCAGCTGTCCGTCTCATCGTCGCTAAGATGGATCGTGTGGCTTCCCGCCATCAAGGCATCCTAATCGACAAAGTGTGTAACCCTACATGGGGCTACCTCATCGGCGACGCTATCGCTAATGGAGACCTACCGGACAATCCCGATTGGTACAAGGTTTCATGGACTACGCCCAAGCGCGTGACTGTGGACGCAGGCCGTGAGGCGGCAAATGACCGAGCCGACATCGAGATGGGTCTTATGTCCATGTCAGAATTATATTCTCAGCGTGGGATGGACTTCCGCGAGGAGATGCAGAAACGCGCTCAAGACATGGCGTTCATCCGTGACCTCGCAGTTTCTTCCGGCGTTCCGTTCGAGCTACTTTACAAAATGACCAACGTTCAGCCCGGCACGACTACGGCTGGTACAACCCCAACTCCATAATCTTATGTCCCGCTTTTTAACTAACGCTCTTTCAGGCCGTGAGGCTTTACTCATCGACCCTGCTAAGGCTACGGATCACAAAAAGGCTGCCGAGGCTGCGGGCTTCACCGACATGGTAGCCGCCCTATTCGGCTCTGCCCCTAAGCCCTACAAGGCTGGCTCAGTCGGTGTCATCCCCTTGCAAGGTGTCATCGGTAAGTCACTTTCGCCCTTAGATAAAATGACAGGCGCAGTAGACTTAAACGACTTTGCAAATGCATTGCACGATTACGAAGAGGACGAAGAAGTTAAGACCATCCTCATCGACATCTCTTCCCCAGGCGGTACGGTCACAGGCGTTGAGGAAGTCGGCATGATGTTGGCACAATCGAAAAAAGCCACGGTTTCCTTTACTGATACCGAGATGGCTTCGGCTGCTTATTGGATTGGCTCGCAAGCCGACCGAGTAGTGGCAACCCCTTCCGCAACGGTTGGCTCAATCGGTGTGTACATGGCATTTGCCGACGTGTCCAAGGCTTACGAGTCTATGGGCGTGAAGATGGAAGTTATTAAATCCGGCACTTTGAAAGGTGCTGGTATCGAAGGCACATCGCTCTCCGAAGGCCAACGTGCAGATCTGCAAGAGCAGGTGAACGCAATCCATGCCGACTTCCGCAACGCGGTTAAAGCTAAGCGCTCAAGCGTCTCAGACTCCGACATGGAAGGCCAAGTATTCTCCGGACGCAAAGCCGCATCAAAGGGACTAGTCACAGGATTGACCACATCCCTCGCATCCCTGATCTCCGAGCTTAATCGCTAATGGCAATCGACGTGCCCGAGTTCATTCAGCAAAACGCTGAGCGCGGACTTGAGTACAACCGAGAGGGCAAGGGCGGTGATGGCCTCGTAGAGCAGACGTTGCAGGATGCACGCGACATGGCTCGCGGAAGCATCTCCGAGGCTAAGGTAAGAAAGATGGCGCCATGGTTTGCTCGTCATCTAACCGACATGAGCGCACCAGCCAACGACCCTGACAACGAAGCATTCCCCGGCAACGGTGCAGTTGCTTGGCTACTTTGGGGAGGCTCTGTATCGGGCGATAAGATGGACGCCGCCAAGTGGGCTGAACGCACAGTCGAGCGACTTAATCGCGAGAAAGAGCAGTCCAAACTTTTGACAACTTTCGCAACAATAGAACACATGGACACAATCGAATCAAAACTATCAGCTGCCTTAGAAGGCATCGTCGCGGTTACTACCGAGCGTGACGAAATCCGCGTCAGCTTTGAAAAGTTAGCATCCGAACAGGTTGCCAACATCGAAGCCACTAAGACTGAAATCGAAGCCAAGGACATCAAACTCAACGAGCTGACTGTCGCCATCGACGGCCTCACCGCTGAGAAGGCTGAATTGATTGCCCGCATTGCTGCTCTCCAAGTGAACGCAGTTTCCGCATCAGTCGAAGCCGCTAAGGTTTGTGCTTCGGTTGGCGTGAACCCTATCGAGTCGTCCCCTGAGACTACCGACGCTCCAAAACTTTCTTTAGTCGAACAGTATCTTTCCCTCCAGGGTGCAGAACGTTCGGCCTTCTTCGCTAAGCACGGTGCTGCCATCAAGGCCGCCCTTCGCTGAGCAATCTTTTTTCCCTACATATTATCCTAACCCATGGCTAACTCAATCCAAGCCGCTCCCTCTGTCTTAGCTGACAGCGTGATCGCATCCCTCAAAAACAAGCTGCCAATGCTTAACGGCTTCAGCTCAGTTTTCTCCTCACAAGTCTCCGGACAAGGTTTGACAATCCAAGTGCCCCTCATCGGCACTTCGACTGCAACTGAGTTCTCGACAGGTGGCTACCTCACACAGGACGACGCAACAGTCACTAAGGCTGATGTCGCTCTGAAACATTACAAGGTCTCGACTCGCGTCACTCCTTTGAACATCCGCGACTACGGCATGAGCTTCTTCCAGAACTTCGCTGTTACCGCTTCTAACGCCCTTGCTCAAAAGTGCATGGACGACATCAATGCTTTAATCACTTCTTCAAACTTTGCGGCTTCTGCTACCATCGGTGCAGATTTCTCATACGACGAAGCAGTTACTAGCCAAAAGACCCTCGACGATGCTAAGGCAGCTAACCCACGCGCTATTGTCGTGAACAGCGATTACCTCGCTGACCTTCGCTCTGACTCCAAAATCGTCGCCGCTAACGGCCTCGGTGCAAACGTCATCTCGTCCGGTGCAATCGGTACACTCGCAGGTGCAAGCGTCTATCAGTTCGCCAATCTCGCTTCGAACAGCCAAGACCTTTCAGGCTTCGCTTGTGGTGCAGACGCTATCGCAGTTGCGACCGCTCTCCCTCTGACTGAAATCCCTGGCTTCGACGTCGCAGTCGGTACTGACGCTGACACAGGCCTCTCGGTTCAGATCATCATGGGTCAAGAGCAGTCCGGCTTCTACAACATCACCGCTACTCTGTTGTTCGGTTGTGCTGTCGGTCGTTCGACTTCGCTCGTCCGTCTCAAGTCTGCCTAATCAGTCTTAGATAGACTTCAATCGGGCCTCCTTTAATCGGGAGGCCTTTTTGTTTTTACGACTTCGGCAATGATAGATGAATACGTCCGACCTTATTTCAGACGCAAAAGATATAGTCGGCGACATGGCCGACCTTGCTCAGACATGGACAACGGTTGCCGGCACGACTTCGTGGCAGGTCATCATCGGGCTTCCTAGCATTAGCCAGGACTTAAACGCTGGCGGTTTTATCGAGCGCGTAAACCACGAGGCCCGCATCGTCGCATCAACGGCATCCTGGACTACTTCCTACGGTACGTCCTGTGCTGCGGCTCTATCCTCAGGGCAACCGGCCTCGACCCTAGCCATCGGGCAGACACTCGTCGCTACGGAGCAGAGCAATCGCAAGTACCGCATCGTCGGCTCAACCTATAAGCCCGGCTCGGCTTGGGTGACATTGCAGGTACGAGCTGAGGACGAGCGATGAATCAAGTCAAAATAGTCTTAAACGTAGACTCGCAAAAGAAAATCTTAGGCGACCTAGACGAGTATCAGAAACACGTTAATAAATTAACCAAAGAGCTTCTGCGGCAGGAGGCTTGCTTAGTGGCACGTGCAGCAATGAAGTTTGGCCCTCCTATGCCTGTCGGTGCACCGAGCAAAGGCGATACCGCAAAGGCTGGCAAACAAGGCGAGATGGCAGTCAAAAGAGACATA